TCACCACCTGCCCCCGACAAACGGCACAACCCGCGCGCGCTGGCCGCACTGTCCTGCATCCCAATCTTTGACCAGTTCCATCACCCGCGCCCGCAATTTCTCCCGATCGGAGATCAGGCGCGCGGCCTCCCGGTGCCGGGCGTCGTCGTTTTGCGCGAATATCGCTGTTTCGTAACCCACCTGCCGCGACATCTCCACGTCCGGCAGGGAGGATAGCGGGGCATAGGCGACCGGCAGGCTGACCTGCTGCGTCCGCGTCCGGCTGGACGCCCCCTGGATGCCGATAGTCGGGGCCGTGGTGATCGCGCCAACCGTGAACTGGCCGGATTGGGTGAATGACCCGGACAACCCCAACGTGACATCGCCTGCGATCGTGCCCACCACCGGGTCGGGCCGTGCCTGACTGCATTGCGCAGCCCGGACAGCGCGGACGAATAGCGCGTCCTGAGCCGGTGTCCAATCGCCTGCGTGCGATAGCGACACCGCACCGGCCTGCGCCATGGCTGATTCAATCGTCGCCATGGCATCGGTGATTGTGGTTGGCACAGGGGGAGAATGGGAACAGGCGCATAATCCCATCAGGACGATCCAAAGTGGTGCCCTCATGCAGCACCATGCAGATACGCCGCGTTGGCCGCGATCAGCGCATCCCGATCCTGCCCGGTGGGAGTTAATCCCGTCGCGGGCATGAGCTGCATCCACGCCAGTGCGTGCGCCTCCATGATGCGGGACCGGACCCAGCGCCACGTGGCCCGCTGCGTGTTTCCCCACGTCAGCAGCGTCACAAGGTCGGTATCTGCCGTGCCTGCGTAATCCCACAGCAGGAGGCAGTGGCCGCCCGCGCTTCCCGGCGTCTGGTCGCCATGCCCGGCGGGTGCATCCGTATCCCACACGGGGGCGAGCGCACCGCTCTCATCTTCCCACATGTCCGACGCGGCCAACTGCACGCCCAGATAGGCGGCAGACAGTCCGGCAGCGATATTGCGGATGCCATTCAGGTCGGACGGATCAGCACTGCCCCACAGCGGGTAAAGTGACTGATTGGTCACAGCATAGCCATAGCGCATGGCATCGGTCAGCACATCGACCTCTACCCCGCCATTGTCCGTGCTGGGGTTTCCGGGCACGTATCCGGTGGAGCGTTCATAAAACGTCACGGCCTGCGCGGTGGTCACATCCACCTGAAACCCGCCCAACGCCGCCGTGGCGCGGACGTGGTTTCCGATCCCGGCGGACGTGCAATCGCCCAACACGTCGTTGCCCAGCATCAGCGGGGCCGGGTTGATATGGTCGCGGATCAGGCGCGGGGGAGCCTGCCGGGCGCAGAATCCGCGCATGACCGACATCATGGGCTGGCCCGCGCGGGTTTCCGCCGGGCGACAGCCGAGTTTGCGATTTGTCATTTCGTATTTCCCGATAATTCCGGCGCGGGCGGCCCAAGCGTGTCGTCAATCTGCCTCTGCCGCCGGGATTCCCGCCACGCGGCGATGCCGAAAGCCAACACCTGCGAGAACGCCGCGCCGGTCAGGAACAGGCCCAGACCGGCGAGTGCATGGGTGGTCATCCCTGCGCAGCCGCGAAGATGGCGATCTTCCCGATGGCCGCATCAGGGTCCGCCAGAGCCGCGCTGCCCAGACGCGGGCCGGTCATATCCACCATGGCCTTCAGCAGGTCGATCAGCGTTTCCGCTGCCCCTGCCGCCGTCTTGGCCTGCGTGATAACGGTGCTGGACAGGTTCGCCGCCGTGCCGGTGATCGTGGAAATGATGAGGCTGTCCACCTTCTCCACATCAGCAAGAATGCTGTCGAATGCTGTTTTCACGCTGGCGCTGTTATAGCTGACAGACGTGCTGGACCCGGCGGCAGTCGCAAAGGCGGTCAGGCCAGACTTGAGGCCGGAAATCACCGTATCCGCCAGCGCAACATTCGTGGTGCCCATTGCGGCAGACACGAACGAAATGCCAATCGCGGTGTTGGCAAACGACAGGACGGCGTTTCCGTAATCGACGACTTCAGCCACGTTCAGGGTAAATGTGGTGGTCGTGCCGCTCTTGGTCGCGGTGCAGGCTGCCAGCAGGCCAGCCGCCAGCGTTCCGGCCCCAGCGCGCAGCAGGGTCCGGCGGGAAATGTTCGGGTTCATGGTGTGTCCTTGTTGATCGGTCAGGAAACTTTTGTGGGTTCCGGCTTTCCGTCCCTGTTCAGGACCGGGATACCGGCAGACGCCACGGCGCGCTTGGCGGCGGGTTTGTCGGCAACCGACACACGCACGCCGGACTGCCCCGGCTTGAAGTGATTCTCCGCCCATCCGACGTTCAGGCCGATGGTGGTCAGGATCTGGTAGGCCACAGCCCACCGACTGCCTGTATGCGGCGGCGGGATGATGGCCGTAACTGCACTGCATGCGAATACGAAGATCGCGGCATACAGTGCGTATTGCTCAGGCACTTCGGTCAAAAGAAGCGCAATGACGGCCCCCAGGCCGCCCAGCTTTGCGGTGGTGTTCATGTCATGCCTCAATGGCCTGCTGGAACAGGGCGATATGCGGCCCATCCGCCGCCCCCGCGCCCAGCGATGTGTTGTAATTGACTTTCCAGTACCGGCACTGCGCCGCCGCATCATCGGCCGCGGGAAGCGGGCCCGGCGCGCGGTAATATTTCAGCCGCGCCATGGCGCAGGCATAGGGCAGGTTGCCCGGAAGCTGGGACACCCGCGCGGGCCATTGGGAGGCCAGATCCAGCACCGATCCGCGCAAGGATGACAGACGCGCATCCGACAGGAACGTGACCCAGATATCGTCATGGGTGAAGGGTTCCATCTGCCACAGGCCACGCGCGGGGCCGGTGCCCCCCGATACGACCTGCACCACATAGGTCAGGCCGCTTTCCGCCAGCGCGGTTCCGGCCATCAGGTTGACCGCCGCATCCCCGCCCAGCCCGATATGCTCCAGCGCAGGCACGATGATCTGGCGCTTGAACTGCGCGATGCACAGGCCGGTCATGGCCCGTATCCAAACGCACGGCGGCAGAATGACCATGCGGCATCACCGATCTGTCCCCAGCCAAGCAGGCCGGTCGCCAGCACGATGAACGTCATCGTCACCCACGAGGTCAGTTTAAGGCCGCCCTCGATGCGGGCCAGCCTGCCAGAAATCTCGGCATTTCGTTCCGTGGCGGTGTCGGTCATGTCATCCACGCGCTGCATGATCTCGCTACGGGTCTGGGCCGCCGTGTCAGTGACCGATCGCGTGAGGTCGCGCCTGAGTTCCGAAAACTGGACTGACAGGGTGCTCAGTCCGTCGCGCAGGTTGTCGTGGCCGCCTTCGACCTTGGCCTGACGCTCACGCACGCGAGCAATCTCCTCACGCACGCGCGCCAGATCCTCGACCGTGGCGCAGCGCACGGAAGCGGCCTGCCGGGACTGATCCTCGGCAGGATAAATTACATTGGTAGGCATTGTTGTTATCCTGTGAGGGCGTCAGAGAATCTTGCGCCACGAAATGACGGTGCGCTTCCCGGCCCCGGACCCGAAAATATCCACGACGTAGAGGTTCCCGCCGACGCCAATGTGGTATGTCCCCCACGCGTTCGACGAGAGATAGAATGTGCTGTCGATCACCGTGGCGGTGGTGGTCACTGTGCCGCCGTCGAGGGTGTATCCCTTGAACGAGGTCGTGCCCCACGCGGCTGTCTCGTAGATATCAACCGGCGTGATGCTGCCGGATGTGGAAACAATCGACAGTGATCCGGTGGCGCTGGCGGAATAGGCCATAGTCAACGTCAGGCCGCTGGAACCCAGAGCTAGAGACAGGCTGCTTCCTGATGCGGACAGATCGCCTGTCACCGATCCCTGCATGGCGTTAATCGTGTTCTGCACAAACGCTGTTGAGGCCGCGTAATTTCCGTCATCTCCGGTTGTGCGCGTTGGAAGATTGACCCTGCCCGTGATCTCAAGATCGCCGTTGACCGCGATATATCCATCCGTCGCGTTATAATTCAGCCATTCAGCGCCACCGAACTGGATTCCGTTATTGCCGGACAGAATCCAATTCCCCTTCCCATCAGTCGTCAGTGTGCCGTCGTCGATGGATGGCTTGGTGATCGTCGGCGTGGTCAGCGTGCCGTCTGTCACCAGCGCGTATTTCGACATACCTGTGATCGTCTCATACGTCGCGGCGGCATTGTTCACCTGCGTATTGAGCGCGGCAACTGTCGCGTAGGTCGATGCTGCCGTGGTCTGACTCACGAACCGTGCGGCAGCGGATTCCGTATTGAGGGCCGCTGTTGTGCTGTCTGTCGTCGTGGTATCGGGGACGTAAGCGGATGTGGTGACGCTGAGAGTGTCGGTTTTCGTGCCGCCCGAAACCGCGATCCCCTTATCCCCGAACTTGGCGTCTCGTGAAACGTTGTTGTCCGGGTCTGCAAAATATACCGACGCAAAACGCTGTTCCCCAAGGAAGCTGTTGCCGCCACTCAATTGCGAGTACGTTTCCGCCGCGATGGTGGCGGTCAGATACGATGACAGGTCAGGAGTGCTGCATATCTGTGGCACGCCCGAACTGTCCACAGAACAGACCGGAACTGTGGGCATTACCGATTGGTATTGCCCATTGGGCAGCCGATAGGCCATGCGCGCATCCGTTGTCCCCGCCGTTCCCGACGCGGTGCAGAGCAACGGGGTTCCGTCACTCTGGACGCCGCATGTCGGGGCGGTGGCCAGGACGGACGCATATTGGCCGCTGGACGTTTTGTAGGACAATCGCGCATCGGACGCGCGCGCCCACGTGGGGCAGAGCGCCAGCACAAGGGCAACGAGGATATTTACAGCGTTTTTCACAATGCCGCTCCGCAATAAAAAAACCGCCTCAATGGGCGGTTGCAAAAGTCGCGATCAACGAACGCGGCCGTCAGGTTGTGGTGGTGGTCGTGGTGGTGGTCGTCGTCGTTGTGGTCGTGGGGGTATAGATGCTGCCGACCGGGTATTTCTTGTCCGCGTCCAGTGCGTATGCAAAGCCAGTCGGCGTGGTTAGGCCGTCCAGACTGCTGAGTGATTGTGTCGCCACAACCGTACCGGACGCGCCCACAACCACGGCATCAGGAACGGTCGGTGTATCCCCCTTGAGATAGAAATATTCAGGTTGTTTGATGTAATCAACCGTTCTATACAGAATATAGTTCTGATATGTGGCAGACATGTTCTGATGTCCTTATGAATTAGGCGCGGCGGGAAGTGTTGAACTGCTGGTATCGGTCCCGTTGATTATGGCTTTCAGGGACCGGATATACGCCACCCAATCGGCGGGCGTTGGTTCGTTGAGCGCCCCATACTCGGCGTAGACCCATTGGACCGCCAGCGCATGAGCGCGCTGGGCCTGCATGTCCAGCGGGACTGCGGGGGGAACGGGGGTGCATTCAACAATCCTGCCGTTGTGGACCCCGTGGCCGACGGGGAGCCTGTTGGACCATTCGTCAGCGGTCAGGGGCACCAGGTCCGAGGCGGGGGGCACCTTGCTGATGCTCTTCATCCCCCACACATCGTACCAACCAGTGACCGGCGTGGGTTGCGCGGCGCTTGTGTCGTATCGTGCGTAAAACCGCGCAGGATATAATGATTTAACATCGGGCATGTTTACCTCGTGATTTGAGTGGGCGCTCACTGCTCGCCGCAAACCATGATCTGAATTGGCCCCCATGCGTCGTAGTCAGTGCCGCCAGATGCGGAACGCGTCCAGAAGGTCACCGCTTCCTCTGTAATGCTGATCGTATTCAGCCACGCGCTCACGCCGCCCTGGCCACTGCTATTCTGCATTATGGCCGTGACGACAGGAGGGGATGAATAGGCGATGGGGAATGTAATTGTTGTCGTGGCCGCCGACGTTACAATGCTGAAATCCTGCCTCAGCACGGAATTTATTCGGGAATACCACCCGTTTGAAATGGTGCCGGATGAAACATTTCCCTGCACTTCGCCACCAAAATTTACTTCGATTGCGCAGTTAATATCCCCGGAAGGACCACCAACACTGAACATGGTGCTGTCGCCGTTGGCAACAACCCAGTTCCCATCGCTTTGGAACCTCTGGTAGATGTTCGCGCCGCTGCCGTATGTCAGCGTCTTTCCGCTGCACGACAGGGGAAGGTAATTGTCAAAATTGCCTTCCAGTGACGAGTTCGTATTTGCCTGAGATGAAACCGCGTCAGACAGGTTGTTCTGAACTGACTCAACGTCAGAATATAGGGCTATGGCCGACCAGGTTACGCCTGAAATGCTGGCCCCATATCCGATCAGGGGCCGACCACTGGACCAGTGAAGCCCATACGCATATTCATCCCCCGATGACGTTACCGCCCCATATGCGCCGGAAACGATGGGGCCGCAGTCAGTGCCCTTGATTGTGTAGCTGAGAACAGCAGTTCCGCCACTGATGTTCCCGATCGTGACTTTATCCGTGGTTTGGTTTGTGCCTCCCCCCTGCTCGATCGGGGTAAATCCAAGCGCGTCCTGCTTGCTGGTTGATAGCGCGGATTCCGCCGTCTTGGCGCGTGTGGTTTCCGCCGCCAGGTCGGATGAAAGCGCAAGCCCATTGAACAGCGATTGCCACGATGCCCCCGATGCACCGGGCGTCGTCGTGTTGTTGTCGGCTGTGGAAATGTAATACGTCCCCGCAACCGATCCCGACACAATGGCATTCAGCGGGTATCCGCCGATCGCGGTGGCAAGCTGGGCATTGAACGGCGCGATGATGCGCGGCCCAATTTCCGCCAGCGAAGGATAAAATGGCGCGCCAGATGCTACGGCAATCATGTCAGACGTAATGGCCGTCGCCCCGGAGGGCACAACGATGGACCAGAGCGGATATGCATCCGTCGGCACCGATGTGCCAATGCCCATCTGCGCCACGTCCTGCCGGACGGTTGGTGCGGTCTTTCCGGTATTGTTCGCCCCGGCATAGGTCACGGAAGGGTCGGACGCATTGTAAAACGGAAGCACGGTATCATCCGCGTCCACCGTCGCAGGTGTGACATACACAGTATAGGTCGCACCCACCCCCGGCACATCGAGCGTGACAGGATCGCGGCTGACATACTGATGTGTCAGCGCACTGGAAACAGCCGCCAGCGTGCCATAGGTCGATGCATCGACCACACCGGGCGCCAGCAATGACCCTGGGGCGATCGACACCGTAAGGCCGGTGCCCGGCGTGCAGGCAAAACCACCGGCGGCCACTGTGGTCCATCCAAATGTCATGGCCGCAAGCTGCCCCAGCCCGACATAGGCGTTGCGCTGCGCGTTCAACTGGTCACTATCCAGCGGTATCTGCGCGGGATAGACGATCTGCCTGTCCATTATCCAAGATTCTCCACATCCTGAACCCATGCGATGGTGCCTGCGGGCATCACATTTTCTATGCGGTCCAGTGTCTGTATTGCAGGCTGATTGGTGTCGCCTGTCGGTAATTGTGCAAAAAGCTGAAAGGGCGTCCCGCGCGATCCGTAACGCAGGGCTGCAACGCCATATCCGTATCCGCCGCCAATGGCGGGGGCGCTCATACTGCCCAATCCCTTGCAGTCGGACGCATTGCGCGGCTCGATCACGCGGCCTGCGGTGCCGACTTCATCGGCAATCACGTTCACCACGTCAGGGCGCGTGCCCAGAGATGGGAATAGCGCCTCTTCGATCCTGATGCGAAAGGCATCGTCGCTTTCGCCGGTATTCCTGGTCAGGAGCGTGCCAAAGAAGTCCGAGGCGAACATATCAAGGAAGGCACCGGTCATGGTCGCCAACCGGGTCTGGTCCGCCGTTCCCGACAGCATGGCCCATATCCATGCAAACACGCTGCCAAAGCCTTGCAGCAGGGCATTCAGAACCGGGGCCTGCTCCGTCTCGCCCGTAGCCGGGGGCATCGGAAACCAGCCGGTCGGCAACAGCTTACGAATGCGCAGGGCAAAGCCGTTCTGCGTTACATCAACCAAAGGACACCGTTCCTGCACGGTAGGCCGTGCCAGTTATTGCCGGTAGGTCAACTGTGCCACCCGCCAGCGTCACGCCCGTCACGTTGGTGACAGACGTGCTGGACGCATAGGCAATCTGGATCAGGCGCGAATAGCTGGCCCCATCGCCAATGGCGAGGCCATTGAGGTAAGTTGCGATGTTGGTACTGATCGTGGATTCGATCGTGGCAAGATCGCCAGTGCTGTTCACGCTGATGGTCATGGCCACGGGCGGTCGCACAACATCGGGGCGGACCACCTGAATGGACACGGTCGCCGGACGCACAGCGTTAACGGCAGTATATACGGCATCGATCACGCTGTCTGACACATCGCCCGACCCGTCATCAACGTAGACCACCACGTTACCGGGCAGTGTGGCGCCTGACGTGTCCTCGTTCTCAACCACCTGATAAATCAGGTCGGCGGAAACGTCCGTCACTGCGTTTTCTATCGCCGCCACCGTCGCCTTGGATCGGCTGTTGATATAGGCCACAAACCGCGTGCGCAGGGCTGCATCCGTTTCCCCATCGCTGCCGTTGGTGAGGGCTGCGGAATTGGTGACTGTATCAATGCCAGAAACTGCGGTGCCCAACAGACAGATTGCGCCTGCCGCGACGTTACCGGTGGTTCCTGTCGTCTCGCACTGGATCGGCACGGTAATGGAGGCCGTGCCCGCGGGTCGGATATAGGCGCTGTCGGCTGCTGACCAGGCGGCGTTCGTGCTGTCCTCCACCACGTCATAAATCAGGTTCGATGCCGTTTTGACGGTGGCCCCCACCGCAATGGTGGCCGATTGACTGGATGGTGTGAACGAAGTCAGGGTGATGGTGCCGGTGGCCGCCGTGCCCGCTTCACGCGACAGACCGAAATCTTCCACGAAGCTGTCAACATCCGACCCGATGGAAGTCGAAAGACGCGTGCGCGAGAGGATCTGTAAGGCAATGAACTGGAACCACAGACCAAGCCCTGCCACGGCCTCCAGCATGGCGCGCCCGGCGGACCCGACATTCAGGTCCAGCAGGGACGAACAGGCCCCCTGCGCACTGGCGACCATGTTGCCCAGCGTGGTCTTGAAGGATTGGAATGTGATAGCCAAGGGGATCTCCGATCAAAAGGCGACCCATGGCCGCGCATCAGGTGGTAAGCGTCAGTTCCTGCACCGCACCCGTGGTCGCGTCCGTGTAGGAGATGGACAGAAGGTAGGCCCCGATTTTCGGATTTGTGATGGCCACTGTAACGGGCTGCGTCTGATCCACGCCCGCCTCATCGTGCATTTGCTCAAGCACCAGACTGCGGATGCCAGCTTCGTCCATGACCGCGCCGACGCGGGCGGGTAATCCCGCGCCGTAATCCAGTTGCCAGATATACGCACCTGCGTTGGTGCATAGACGACGCAAAAGCGCCTGCCGGGTCTGCTCCGCCCCCGTAACTACGGCCACGCCGCCAGTGCCGGACAGGTCAAGGTCGCCGCCCATGGTGTGGGATAGGGCGCTCATGATGGCGATCCCGTGGTGCCTGGCGCAGCGGTGACAGGATGGGTATGACTTTTGCCAGAAATTCCCGCTGCGAGAACATCTGTCTTGCCGGTCACGGTGCCCTGCGCGGTCACATCCTTATCTGTGGTTATGGACCCACCGGTGATGCCCAGCCCGTTGGCATCGAGCGTCATACTGACCGCCCCCACCTTCCACGACTTGCCGTCATTGCTCAGGGTTTCGGTCGCGTTCCCTGCCCCGCTGTATATCGTGTCCTGGGTGATGTGCCACCACGGAGCATTTTCGATCGCGTCCCCCGATGTCGTTTCGCCATTTGCTGGCGGCGTCCCGCATCCGGCCACGATCAGCAGTTCTCCCGGTTGCGCAGGATTTCCCGTGGCGGGAGACTTTGGGGGCATCACCACCGCATCAAAAACCGGCACGGCAGCCACGCCATGCTCTGCATCTGCTTCCACATGCACGACCATCACCTGCGTTCCGATGTCAGGCGGACAGGAAATGCGCAGGCTGCCGACCTGCACGGCGCCGTAAGGTATCCATCCGCTTTCGATGTCAGATGGCTGTGTCATGACCTTGACGGCGTGGTTCACCGGGTCCACCGCGCTGACGATGCTGAATCCCGGCTGCGCCTGCGCGTTCGCGATATTCGAACCCACCATGCGCATATCAGCCATTGTCTTCGTCCTTTGTTACATCTCGGATGCGGAGGGTGACTTGCTGCGTAAAGCCTCCAGACCATGAAAACCGGCTGGTCACGGCATCGACATCCAGCGTGCCGTCCCATGTCGTGCCGGTTCCGGTGATCTGCATGAACTGGCGCGGGGCCAGCGTGATGCGTCCGGGTATCTGTCCGGTTATGGTGCGTTCATGGGCCACGATCTGGTTGTATTTCTGCTGGGCATATTGCTGGACCAGATCCAGACGTGAACCGGGCAGCGTAAAGCTGTGAAGATTACCGGTTTTTTCTGCTTTTTTGGTCGATCCCCCTTCCGCAGACCAGTAATATTCCACCCGGTTGCGCTGCCTGCTGTCCCATGATGTGACGTGAACCACCACGCCCTTGGCGATCTGGTAATCCCGCGTAAAGTGCAGGCCGGATGCCCCCATCTGGATCGGACCAAGGGGGCCGGGATCATTATAGTCCAATGTCTGTGTATTGGCCTTCGTGGCGGACGGATACGGCGCGCAAACGATCGTCTGCCCTTCCGCATACAGATCACACCCGGTCATGTTCGCCAGATAGCTGGCAAGATCAAATGCGGTCTGGAACCGGCTATGACTGCTGGCGGACTTGCGCTTGTGTTCGATCTGCCAGAATTGCCCCACCATGCCATCCGTCATGGTGACATCCGGCGTCAGCCCGGCATCCGTTATCATGGCCCGGACCACATCCGCCCCGGCCATGTTCATCCAGCCGTCAAGAACGCGCATGTCCAGAAGTTTCGCCAGATAATCACGGCACTGGATGTGGACGAATGTTTCAGCCGGGCTGAATTCTACATGATCCACGATACCCCGGAACATGGTGGTCCATTGCGCGCCCGTCCGGGCCTCATCTCGCATCTGCAAGGTAATATCTATATCGGCCAACGTCTTTCCATTATCGGGCGCGGGCAGATCAAACCACAACCCATTTGTCGGAACCCTGGTCCGGTCAAGCGCCAGCGTCATATCAAGCGTATCAGACCGGCTATAGCGCGTGCGCGTCAGCGTGAATTCTTCCAGTCCCGTTTCAGCACGTTCCGTGCCATTGACCAAAAGACGGGCACGGGGCGCGCGCCAGATGTGATGCCCTTTACCCGTGACGGTAATGCTTTCACTCATGCCGATACCCCAGGAACGCCACTTCCAAGGGAGGAATCCACTGTCGGAACGACGATCTGCACAGGTGTCGTGAAATCGGACAGATCAGGGTCGGTCATTCCGTTCAACTGCGCAATACGCCACCATTGGGTGGCATCCCCAAGCTGCGCCGCCGCGACGTGATACAACGACACATCCGCCGCCGTGACCTTGATCGTGGTTGCCATGGTTATCCTATTTCACAGTTACGATAGGCCCGTTCTGGGTGCCGTCCGTGGCCGTCAGGGTATTGGCATACGCCCGGTTGACCAGCGCACCGGACGCGACAGAGGCGCTGTGAAGTTCTGCATTCTGGGTCAGGGTGGACAGGCCGGCCGCATTGGTCAGGCCGATGCCCTCCAGGTTGACGCCGGTTTCACTGATGGCGGTAGTCAGGCCGGTGCCAGATGCCTCAAGGCCCGTCAGCAGGCTGGCGGCACTTTCTGGTGTGGATGCCAGGTTTACGCCCGCACCCGATAGACCGCCCACCACGGTCAAATTGTCCTGCACACCCGCGAACAGACCGCCCGCACCCACCATGTCGGCAATGGGCGTGACCTGCCCCACAACCGTTGATAGCTGCCCAGATATATTACCCGCAATGGTTGATACGTCGCTTACTGCGTCCGTAATGCTGGAAATGGCCGATGTCGCGTCGTCTCCAATCAGGGCGGACAGGGCGGAAGAATTTCCCGTCGTGGTCGCCATCTGGGCTGGTTGTTCCAGAACCAGACGATAGGGAATAACGATGCCTTTGTTCTGATAATCGAACGAATATTGAACGATCTTGACCAAAAGCGACAGGCCCGCGCCCGTAAACTGAACCGGCTGCCCCGCAATGCGCATAGACTTGAGCGACAGGGCGCGTTCATAAGCGGTAGGTCCGACAAATCGCCCGCTCAGTTCCAGGCGATCCGGGTCATTCCCTACGGCATCTATGATCTTGTTGCCGCCCGGAAGCTTATGCACGGCCACCTGCTGCGATCCGCCGTCGCGGATCAGGTCAGGAACCTCCATTCCCGTCAGGGTCAAGTCGCCGATCGTGACCGGCGCAGACGCCCACAACCGCCCAAGCGAACCGATGGCGGTTTCAGCGTTTAGCAGGCTTAGGGACATGGGTAATCCAACAAAAAAGCCGCCTCAATGGGCGGTTGCACAGGCATATTCAGGGCATGATACCCTGAATAATGCATATTACTGGAAAAAGTACAAGACAAATCAGAAGGGGTTTCCTACCTCTTTTGCTGGCCGCGCGTCCTCTGGCTGCCCATCGTCTTCCGGTCCATCTTCATGGACGCTGCTGTGGCGACCTGAACGGTGTGTGTGGCGTCCTACCGACTGGCCCGCGTCACGGGCACCAGATATATGGGCACCATTCTCAACAGCCTGCTTCTCGCACACATAAGCGCCGCGCTTCGTATGTCCAAACCAGTGGTCGCCCGGCAGGTGATAGATGCCGGTGGTCTGGTTGAGCCACACTACCGTGTCGCCAGGGCATGATGGGGCGGCTTGGGCGGTTGAGAGGGTGCCGAGCAGGGCGGCGGCGAGGATTAGGTGGCGCATGGTGGTTTCATATCGGCAGATGTGAAACGAAAGGTAAACAAGAAAGGCCGCCCCACCCGGAGCGGCCAGCATGTTTCCTATCCGATCAACACCGGATCACGTTCAACGTTCAGGCCGGGGACCGCGCCTCCCTGCGCTGTGCGTGCCCGGAATTCGTCCCACAGTTGCGATCCGATGCGTCCAAGCGTGCGAAGATCCTCCACCACATGTTCCGATCCGATATCGCCATCCCTCCATTCCATCAGGCGCGCCAATGCGCCCATGGAATGCCGTGCCATCATCTGGCCTTCCTCCCGACCTACGCCGGGGCTGTCTCCTTGGCCTTCGCGAAAGGGACGGTCGTGCCACCGGTGCCCATCGATCCAAAGATTTCCGCCAACCGGGCGATGCCCTTCCGTGTGATGCGAAAATCATCGGAAATCTTTTCCTGCCCGGTCTGCTTGTCCTCATACAGGCGCGGGACAAGGCGCACATACCCGTGGCCAAGGCCGTATGATGCTGGCTTGATCTCCCGACCCTGACGGCATGCCCACTTGCGCTCAAACAGCATGTCGCGCACCCGGTTCTGCCCGACCTTCAGTTCACGGCCCGCATCGCGGATGCCTAGTTCCCCGTCCTTATCGGCGAGGATTGCCAGTCCGGCGGCCTTTGGGGCCAGTTCAAGATTCTCCGCCTTTAGTGCATCGCGCTCCTGAGCAAGGCGGCCAGCTTCAAGGAGGGCTTCCGCGTAGGTCTGGGGAATCACAGGTTTGACGCTGTAGCTTCCGGTCTTGCGGATGGAGGGAAGAACCTCCTCAAACACCCATCGCTCAAATTCTTCCGCCTCGGGCAACTTGCTCTTGATGATAAGGCGCAGCACGTCAGGCTCGAAGATGATGCGTGCGTTCTGGGTGCGCCCAAGGGCATCAACGATGGGGTGGCGTTTTACCACCCCACGGCAATGCAGCTTCATGGCGTTGGTCGGGTCGGCATACCCGAGACGTTCACATACGTCCTTTCCGACGAAGGCAGGTTCGCCATCGACCATAATGGTGCGGATTTCATGACCCTTGAACGCGAAGGGAATGATATTCTGGGTCATGCCTTTTCTCCTTCACCAATCAATGCACGAAGTATGTGGGCCATTTCATGACCTGCATGATAGCGAACTCCATGCATATTAGAGAAGTCGAGGTCGTTTTCTGTGGTCGGCTCCGGATTTGCGCAAACGCGGCGAATGTCGTCGTGGGCAATACGCATATTTTCCTCTGCGTATTGCTCACAAACATCAATAGCCTTGCGAATGCCCGGAATCATTGCAGGCGTGATGCCTGATGTGATAATGTCACTCATAGGAATGGTTTCCTTTCGGGTTACTGTTCAGAGGCATCGGGGTTTGCTTGGCGGCTTCCCGGTGCCTTTTCTTTTTCCATTTCCTGCCGAAGCAAGAAGATGATGTGAGCGCTCCGCGAGCGTTGATGTCGCGGTGCCGTACGTGAAAGCCAATCTTTCACGTCCTTCGGCATGGCGATTTTAAAATGCTGGGCTGGTTGGGTCATAACTCCTGTCCGTTGTTATGGGCATATCATGACCATTTATTTCCCATATACGTCAAGGAAAAATGTGGGCACGATTTGCCCATGAATGATGATCTTCCCGATTCTCTATTTAAGCTTCGCTTGCCAGGGGCGATGCGCGAAAAGCTAGAAAAAGATGCAACGCGTGCCGGACGAACTTTAACTGCGGAGATCTTGGCGCGATTGGAATCAACGTTTTCCAATACTTCTGGCCGCATTGACCGAATGGAGCGCATCGTTATGGACAAAAAAATCGGCAATGACGCACTTCATGATGAAATAAAAGATTTAAAAGAACATGTGGACGGAATAATGTCAGATGTAATAAAGATTTTAATTAAAATAAAAATATAATAATCATTTATCTATGCTTTGTATTACCTTTAATATTTTATATAATTTAGGTTTATTTTCAACTGTATGAACTTCAACTTCAACAAAATACGCCTTTTTAAACAAAGCTTCATTTAGCATTTTTCCTTTTACATTGTCATTAGCGCATATTGTTGCAATAGGATCAGAAGAAATTGCCTCTATTATCCCTTTATCGCCATGTTTTGTTGATGATGCATCTCGGGCCTGATACCAATAAAATAGTTCTTCTTGTGCTTTATGAGAAACTGGAACCTGCTGTAACGCTGCCCAATTTAATGCGTTCCCGTGAGCAAATGCAGCTTCTGAGTGAGTAAGCCCAATATTCACTATATTGACACCGCCACTGTTCCCACAAATATTTATACTGCCTCCAATATCTTTAGCGGCCGGTTCGATAATGCGAGCAAAATTACGGGCATTTTCTACTGAAAGACCGTCTGGTTTATCAGTTTTATTTATGAAAAAATTGTGCATACCAAGTAAGTTCCTAGAGAAGTCAATGATATGATTGAACTTATCACAATCATCAAATAATCCAGACGCATTTAGCGAATTAAAGATGTCAATTACGACTGACCCGTTACGAACGCCCTTAATGTATAAATCTGATCGTATATAATCTTTTTCTGAATGTATGGATCTTTCAAATATCCGGAACTCATTAATAATCCCCTTTAAACTATCAGCTAAGAACGTTAGCTCTAGCGCCGTAGATGGGCTATACTTCACGGAAAGAACGTGCTTTTCGCTTTCCATGTTATGCATTTGTTCTCATGTCTCCAATATTGAGAAAGAGATAATGCCGTACTTTTATTCGCAAAGCGAATCAGCGAATATGATTCGTTCAATATGATATATAAATGCTCTGAAAGGCCGATCTTGCGCCTAACCGCTCTCTACTTTCTCGCCCTACTCGCTCCAGCAGCAGCGGCCCACGCCTACGCGCCCCGACACGCCTACGCCCCGTCCAGCGCGCAGACTGAACCGGTCTGCCCCAAAGGCGACGGGAGCCGTGGCGCGTGCCGACCTAATCGTGCTTTCAACCATCGCACCGCCAAAATTCTTTTCAGCCACAATACGATCACCGCGCCACAGGTCCAGCGCATCCAGCGCGACCTTGGCCCAGCCAGCGGGACCGGTGCGGCATGACAGGTCCGCCAGCACATGCCCGATACCATCAACATCAACCCCGCACACCGAAATACCTATCTCATCCGAACGATAATCTTCCGGCCCCGAACATCCCGATGGATCAACCGCCACCACAATCCGCCGCATGCGCGACATCACATCAGCACGGTTGGCGTCCGTTATCGCCGCCTCACGCCGGATGCGATCCAGCGTCCACAACGCGCCTTCGATCGCGGTCTGGTAATTGCCAAACAGGAACCGCTGGCGCTCTTTCTCCGGCAGGCTTTCCAACTGCTTCAGGTATTCCGGCGACAGATTTTCACGATTACTGTCTGGATTGATCTGCATTGTCGCGTAGTCAGCAGGATCAGGAATCGGCTCACCGGATTTCGGTTCGACATGGCGTTCAAACAGACTGTAGAGCCAGTGCGAAGTCGTCGGCGGGTTGGCGTCGATATATTCCTTGACGTTTAGTGACGATTTCTGCGCCAGACGCGTCAGGAGCATATTCCGCGCGCCATAACTGATCTGGCTGGCTTCGTTTAGATAGACCGTAGCAAACTCAAGACCAAGAATTTTCTCTGTGCGCTCGGAACTATCCAGACCATGGAACAGGATTTCAGATCCGTTCGGCAGGGTTACAAACCAGTCCGTGCGGTTCAGGTTATACGGCACACCAGGGAAGCACAGCCGCATCACCTTGGGGAAGGTGTCACCGATGATGGAGTGTTTCAGGGCATTGAACCGGTGACGGAAAATTCCGTGACGCGTTCCTGGTGCCTTGGCGGCCCGAATGACCAACGCCCGGATCAGAAGAAATGTTTTACCCGATCGCGACCCGCCGCGCAGCAGGACATGTGCCGCCGGGGAACCCAGCAGCCGGTTTGCCTCCTGCTGGGCTGGATTGAGTTTGGCGACCATTACAGCGCGTCGTCATCTTTCGTGATGTTCATGGTGATGTTGCCGGTCTGCTGCACATCGTAGCGTTCACGGAATCTCTCGGGTCGATGCGCCTTGAGTAGCAAGGTCATCAACCCATCCGAGCGCTTGCGCGTGGTCAGATATTCACCGGTTTTTGGATCACGAACCAATTGACCCATTGAAACCACATATTCCTCGTCGCCCTCAATGGCGCGGCGTCGGGCCTCTGCTTCCAGCGCGTCGGTCGCCTCGTCTATCGCGTCATCCCATGCGGCGGCAAAAACCGGATCAGCATCGCGCCATTCGTAGATAGTTCTGCGCGCCACCACCGCGACGCGCGCGGATTCAGAAATGTTTGCCGTTTTACGAAGGTGGTCCAAAAACACCTCGCGCGCATCGCGCGTAGACCCTGTGCGTTTCGTGCGATCCAGAGCCTTAGCCTGACCCTTTCGCCCAGCCATACGTCCCTCCAGGCAATGATGTTTGATGCACTCCCCGCCTTATCCCCCGTTACTTGCGGGCTGACAGGATTTGCCCATGCCGGTCGGCAATGAAATTAACGGGCTCCGACCGGTTAGGGAGGCTGGGATATCGGCTCCGTGCCAGAACCGTAAGGTTATCAGCCGCCCGAAACCAACATGGGATAATGATGCGCGCACACGAAAAACCACCATCTGTGATGGCGGAAGATTGCGTTCCGATGTGGCGCATTTATTCCATGGTATATCGAATAATGCATGTTACTGGAAAAAGTACAAGTGTTATTTTATGCACCACAGATCGACCAGTTTATCCAGACCGTGACAGATCGTTTTGCCGCGCATTCCCACGCGCTCATCCTCCCCGCAGACGGCCACGATTGCGCGTCGCTGCGCTGCCGAAAGCACCTTCAGTGCTTCAGATACCAATTCACGCGCATAGCAGGAATTTTCCTGCCCATTCAGATCGCCACCGCATTCAATTTCCTGCGTATCATAGGTTTGCGTGACACGCGCCCGGCGCGCAGATCGCAGCCACGCACGACGGAACCGCAGGCCAGCGGCGTATTGCTGCGGCGTCAGCGTCCCATTGGGGCGGTTATAGAACCTGTCCAGCGCACATTCATCCGAAACCCGGCGCACTGATTGCAGTTGTCCACCCGATCCCGCAATCGCAATCGCGTGCTGCACGATTTTCCGACGCAGGGATGCTGGCCCATCCGCGCCCGGGTCTGGTGCTGTCCCGGCTGCGATTTCCCGGCACAGACGATTGTAGCGCCGATCCGATTTCAGTATTCGGGCCACACGATCAAGTTCGGCAGTTGCCATTATTCCCCAACCTCCTCATAGCTGCCCGTGCGTTTTTCATGGCTCTGCGGTCTCCGGGCGTTGCGGCAGAGAAATATATGGACCCGTTATTATGGACCCACCGGAGGTGGCCACCGCGTGAGACGGATACGACCCATCCCCTTGCCTGCATTTCCTGCTGGAAACGTCGTTGTGCGCGTGGGATCATGCCCATTCCGATACCCCATACCACCAGACCAGCACCCACGAAATGGCGGATACGGGGACGGCGACCAGAAGGAAAAGCCCCCATATCAGGGCGATTTTCAGCGTGTCAGTCATGATGTCGCATCGACGATATGGTTTCCACAATCCGTTCCCCGCTGGGGCGGCGGCGGCGGCGGGGTCGAACTTCATCCGGGAAAACCTGAGCCATCATCAATTCCCCAACAATCATATCACTAGCAAGGCATCTTCCCGCCCATAAATCGACCTCTTCCTTCAGCCTCTCAATCTCTGACCAAGGCCACACGTGGCGTTTCAGGAAGTGAATCATTCGATCACCCCGCCTACAATGAAGCCACATATCCCAAAGCAAAATGCCGATACCAGATCGGCTGCGGCCGATGCGGGCGACACGAACATCAGCGCGCCCTGCACAGCGCAAGTTGCACAGCAAACGCATATCGTGAACGTCTTCCGGCTCATAGCGTCACCTGCCTCATCTTCCCGCATTTCGTGCACAGCCGGATGTATTTGGTCCCGACCGGGTCGCCAAAATCATCGAGCATGCGTACGCGCTCAACTTCTTTCCACTCATGCCGACACTTCCGCGACCACCCAAACAGGATCATGGCTGTGGCGGAGAGGATTGCTGCGGCTGCGATCACTGCCATGTTCCCACGACCATCCACGCAATACTGACCGCCAAACCTACGGCTATGATGACCGCCCCGATCGTATCGACAATCGAAGCAATGGCCTCCCATTTGCTCATCGCCCTACGCTCCCTTTCGCAGTTCGGAAATTGCGAACACAATGCCCCGGCAGAACAACTCCCCTCCGCGCATGATGTCGAAAGTCTCATGCGGGATATCGGTCTTGATCAACCATGACGCATCAGGATCGCTAGGCGACCACACAGCCTCTATTTTTCGGGCCAATACCTTGTTGCGGAAATACTTTTCCATTTCCGCTTCGTCCCTTCGGTCGCACAACTGATCGAAATCAGGAAGTATTCCGTCAGGACAAACTATAAATTTAGCACCATTCCATGCCCCGATCTCATCAACAATCGCGCCGCAGATCGTAACGCCATCATCGCTATACCCGGTCACAACCACCAACCCGGCGTCGTGCGCCGCGCGGCTTTCCTCCCGAGTGATCTCGTTCAGGTATTCCCGTCCGTTCAGAGTTTCGGCCAGCGACTTTGCGTTCAACATCCCAAAATCTCCAACTTGCACGCAGGAGCCGTTTTCCGGCCCGCTGGTGATTTACCCCTACCATCGGTGCTGATGGTCATTTCATCGCACTCAGCGGCAAACCTCGACGGCCTCAAGGGCATATTCATATCGCCACCACGGTTCAGATTGCAGGGAACGAACAGAAGCGACGCCCATTCCCATCATCCCGCGTGATGCGCTTTTTTCATCTTCGCTGATTTTAACATAGAAAAATCAGCATTGGCACCTGTTTTTAAGCTCCATCCACGCCATGACGCGGGAAAAATTCGTCAACGATCGGGAGGTTTTGGGGGGCGTATTTTTCCACCGCGCTGCGTGCCATCCGCGCAAAATCCGCCTGCATCGGGCTGTGCGACGCATCCCGGAGCGACCGCCGCAGGCATTCCGGGTCACCCCATAGCGCGTTGCTGACCGGCTCACGACCCGGCTGACCGGTGATGTCCTCGTAGGCCGCAGGGGACTGCTGGCGGATCAGGCTCAACGCACGGTCGCGACGGAACGCGGTTTCGGCGGCCTCGATCGTCGTTTCGTCCGCCTGCGCCCAACGAGCCATTTCCCCACGGTCGAAATATCGGCGCCACTGGAGGTCATCTCCCTCCAGGGGTTTTGCAGACCCACGCCCAGAGATTTGCGCCAGTTTCCCGTCACGTCGGTTGCGCTGGAACGCGCTCCAGTGTTCGCCCAACAGCTTCCGCAGGACAGCGTATGGCGGCCACCATTCGCAGGATTCTGCGACGAATTGCAGTGACGCAGTGGTGAACGCCGCCCGAGGGTAATCCCGGATCAGCATTTCGGCGTAAAGTGCCATCTGGTCCCGACCGCAATCCTCGGACCGGCGACTGACCAGTGCGGCCAGCTTCCGCAGCCACGCGGCGATATGCTGGGCATGCTCGGGAGCCTCGGCGCTCCGCAGATCAGATATTTGGTTCAAATTCCCTGCCTCCGGCAATCCTCTTCCGCCGCTGCGTCAAGGTCGATTTCATCAAGCCGCCAGTCGCGGGCCATGGCGTCGAGCTTCGACCCCGTGCGATTTCGAATTGCGCCTTCGATCCATGGGATGGCCTCGATAGGACGGGCCTGCGAACATTCGAACAGGATGGCGCTGAGCAATTGGGCGTTGTCCTTCGTGGCCTTGAGCCACTTGCCTATCAACCTCCGGGCAGCAGGTTGCGGTTTTCCGGTCATGCTCACCAGAGCATCCAGACCCTGCCGGAACAGAACCGTCCGGGCATCTGGTGCCAATGGAACCACATTCCCGGGCCCGAGCAGATCAGGTGCAACCTCAGCGACTGCATGCGACGACGGCGCAGCCGGTGTCACGAACGAAGTGAGTGTATTACCTTCCTCCCTTCCTCCCTTCCTCCCTTCTGAAATGGATTTTCCGTAATGGTTCGGAACCGGTTCGGAACCGGTTTCGCCCATGGTGGGAACTGGATGAAGTTTATCTTCAGTTTCTACCTTGCTAAGTTCGGAACTTGACTGCGTTTCATCACCTGTTTTGATATGTTTGGTGTGGGAATATTCTCGAACATGTTCCGGCATAGGGCAGAAGCGCGATGGCTTTTTAGGCTTCTGCCACTTACCAAAATTCCGAATTGCTCCGTAACTGCGACCATCATACTCGTAACGCCGCACAGTGTTGACCTCGGCAAGCTCGTCCAGCAGGGCAGATACATCTACCGTATCAGCCGGGAATATGCGCATCTTGAGGGTCAGGGGTTTCCATTCGAAGCCGCCTCCATCATCTGCATGGTTCCATATGCCAATCAGCAGGACGCGCGCCGCCATAGACAGCGTGGCGAAACCTTCATCCGTCCACAGGCCGGGATGAATACTTCTGATGCGGGCCATCAGTTCATACCTCCTATTGGTATACCATTTTCAATGGCAAACTGGATTGCCCAGTCCGGGTCCATCCCAGCATCAATAGCCAGAGCACGAAGCAATTCGACAGGCATAGGAACGCCGCGCATATCGCAATCTTCAGGCGTGAGGGGTTCAGGTAAATCGGTCATTCTGTTACCTCGCGCCGTATAAAGGGGTCAGCGAAAGCGCGACGTGACGCCCTAATTTTGTCAGATGGAAATACACATTCGTATCTTTCCAGCATGTCGCTTTTCCCGGGTGCATCAGACCCTTATCAACAAGCCCCAACATCGTCTCATTTTTCGATGATGTGAAAAAATGACCGCGATATCCGGCCTTCCATGGCTCGTACTCATTCACACCAAATGCGTGCAACAGGCAGTGCATTTCTTCTTTGGACAGTGTGTCTGCGATGGGATCTCGATCAGGCAATACCTGGTCATTCTCACGCCACCGACGGGCATGGATTTCGACGATCCTGCCGCGTGCGCAATCCATGTGACGCCAGCAAATCATGCGGGCCTGACCGGCCGTATGGGCGAAGTAAAATTCCTCACCATCATAGCCGTCAACCGTGACGCGCCATGCCTTGCGCAGCCGGGTGGGGAGATTTGTTGTTGTGGTCATGCCGCCACCTCAGTAATCGTAACAACAGTCCGCTGCTCACACAGGCGGCATTTCACGGATCTGACCTCAAGGGTCATGTGTTTGGGGGCATCATCAACAACAAAACCAAGGCCCCGCTTGTTCTTCACGCGCTGCCGTGCGCCCGGCGTGCGGACATTCAGAAGACGCGGCGTCGTCAGGGCATCCACCAAAAACTTCGCGCCCCCATACAGGCCGTCTATATCGGGCGTGCCAGCCGAATGGCGCTCGATCAGCACATGCGCGCGCTGGAACGGCTCTGACGGACGCAGGTGCAGTGCCGCATCCGCAACCGCCCGCGCCATCTTCCGACGCATGCCTGTGAGCGCAAAACGGCTCTGGCCGATGCTGTGATTCAGCAACGGGAATGGCTTGGGGAGGGTAAATCGTATCATGCTGCCATCATCCCCGGAAACGGACACACCCGATCGCCCGGCCCCAACGCCTCATAGCGTAGGCCGGTCAGGCGCCCTCTGATCCAATCTTTATTTTCAGTTCTCAGCCACTCGCGCGCCTCACGCTCAGACCGAACGTTGTAGATCCCCACGAAATATGTGCCGTCCCGGTCCACACCAGATACGCGGGTCCATGTGCGGTCAGACATTTTTAGCCTCACGTATTTTGGATTCCGTAGATTGCGCCGATGAATTCTTGGATGAAGGTCGCGGCGACTTGCGGGACGATTGCATTGCCCGCGCCCCGCAGGAGGCCCACTCGGCCGCCCAACGCTTCTGCGCGCTGATGCGGCCGAATTCGCTCGCACACCGGGCAGAACAGATTTTGGCCGTCTTGCGCTTCCATCGCGCAACAAACGAAATTCCGCAGTTTATGCAGATACTCTGTTTTGGTGGGGCTTTGTGCTCCGACCTGTGGCACGAAGCGCAAAGAACTTCCAGATTGTGTATTTCGTTGTTGAACGGGTTCCGGTCTCTGTGGTGAACTTGTAGCCAGTCTAATCCTCCGCACCGTTCGCATGAATTCCTTTTCTTGATTTGGCGTGCCCGCTCGTGCGCTTCTGCTTTCGTAACCGGAACCCTCACCCGAGAGGCACCAAAACATTGAAGGTCGCAAAACCTGCGCAGATGAAATCGCGTCCAAGTTTCCATTTTGCCGCTCGGCTGCCGTCGGCGATGCATTTTCTGGCCGCAGTGTCTGCAATATTTTGATGCTTCCACCGTTGATCATCCACCTTGTCTCTGTTTCGCACCCGGCGCACACAGTAACCATGCGGCTGGGAAACCCATCAACCAAAGGGAAAATTCCGGGTTCAACTGGCCGGAACTTACCGTCCCTGCATCCGAGCCAGTCAGCACCTGACCAGAAGCTGTGACGCGGATCTGCTGATCCGCCTTCCAGACTTCTCTGCCCAGCAGCCTGTTCGTGGGCACATTCGGGCATTCCCGCCTGTCTTTGTGGTCCCGCGTTGTCGGTGTCGGCCAGACGGCCAGCATTGCGAAGTCCATCAAATCGTTCGACCGATCTGGATTCAGCGCTCTCTTGGCTTGGCCCCCTCCAGATCCGTCCGATGCTTGGGGCGTCGGCCAGCCTGACTGCCCCAAAAAATAATCTCTTTCTGATATGCGGCGCGCCGACGCTACAAGCTGGCAATACTGCCGCCCCGCAGGTGTAGCCTTCTCGCTCCAGCGCATCGAATAGATCATCGAGCCATCCGTGCCTAATCGCTGCTTCAACCTGTTCGCCAAAGAGGATTGGAGGGCGGCGCTTGCGGACGAGATCAAGCCAGACCGGCGCAAGATGTCGTTCGTCGTCGTTTCCGCGCCGCTGTCCAGCGACAGAGAATGGCTGACACGGCGGCGATCCTGTCCAGCATGGCAGGTGTTCGTATCCTGCGAGGCGCAAGGCGAGTGGCCATCCTCCAATACCTGCAAAGAAATGACATTGGTCGAATTCGCGCACATCTCCGGCGTGAACATCTCGAATTGACCTGGTATCGACGTGCCCGGCTGGCAGATGATATCCGGCGCTGAGTTCGCGCAGCCATGCTGCTGTGGATTTGTCCCACTCGTTGTAGTAGACGCGCATGGCATTAAACATCATCCATCAGGTAATATTCACGCGGCGGCTGGAAAACCTTGACGCCAGCCGCGCGCAATACTGCGGGAGTGTATCCCTGTGCTGTGTGGGCATTTCGCTGTTTGCTCAGGGCCGATCTTGAAATGCCAACCCGGTCTGCGAAAGCCTGCGCTGTCCCCGCTTTGTTGATCGCTTGGGAAACTATCCGATGCACATCAATGTCGGTGAGGGTGTTTCGGTTCATTCCCCGGCCTCCCGTTTCAATTCATTAGCCCGGCGTTCCAGACGATCAGCCCGTTCGCTCAAATATTCAGCCCATCGACGCAAGGAGGTTGCGCGCCGGAGTGAGCGGACCGCTCGCCATCGAGTGATGGCGGCACGTCTAAGGAGGATGTATCTCCCCATGTGTCGTCCCATTCATTGCTTAGGGCGCGGTAGATGGCGGCCTGATGTTCGGCCTGCCGTTCTGCACGCGCCATGTGTTTGCGGTATGATTTCTGGACGGTCAGGAACACATGCGCCGGTATGACGTGCCATTCCCCGTACCAGAGCCGCTTGACCTGCCCGGCGGTCAGACCGGTATGCAGCGACAGGCGACTGAAAACTTCTTTCAAAGCGGCACGCGCGCCGAAAGTCCCGGCGATCGCGTGAAGATTCGCCTGAACATTGGTCGCGATCGCTTCAGGCGTGTTCATTTTCACCCTTTCTGCTCTCACGGAAAATTTTTCTTTCTGTGCGGACAAAGTTTTCTCCATCTTCCGAACAGCGACGAACGGAACCGGAGAAAACCAGTATGGAGAAACCACCAATCGAATCCGCTGATGGCCTATGCGAACAACCATTCGCCCCGACGATCCCGTGGATGCTCCGAACCTTGGCATGTGCCTGGGCCGCGATGCATCCGTATGCCACCATTGAGGAACGGCAATTCCTCGCAGCACTGGTGGCTACGGAACTGGCGGGGCGGTGATACATCAGAAAGGAATTTCATCATCCAGATCATTGCCGGACGGCGCATCCCAACCGCCTGAACGCTGATGGTTGCCCTGCTGGCGGGGCTGTCCCTGTTGAACAGGAGATGCGCCAGAACCATTCCCTGGACTGTCCAGAAGCACAATTTCGCCGCGAAACGCCGCTATGACGATCTCGGTAGCATAACGCTCCTGCCCGCTCTGATCTGTCCATTTCCGGGTTTGAATGGCCCCTTCAAGATAGATCTTGCGGCCCTTGCGCAAGAAACGTTCGGCCATATCGGCCAGACGCTCATTGAATACAACAACCCTATGCCATTCGGTGCGCTCCTTACGCTCACCGGATGCGCGGTCGCTCCATGTTTCACTGGTCGCAACCGTTAAGTTTACGATCTTCTTTCCGCTCTGAGATGTGCGGATTTCAGGATCTTTCCCAAGATTGCCGACAATAATGACCTTATTCACTGATCCAGCCATCAGCGCACCCCCAGCGTCTGGCGACTGACCACGCGCTCGCCAATCCCGCGAACACTGACCATCGCGCCATATCCAACGAACGCCCTGCTCGGCGCGACATCTCCGTCCACATGCACCCGGCCGCACCAGATCAGGGCGCGCGCTTCGTCGATTGTGGCGACAAGGCCAAGGCGACACAGGGCTCTGGAGAGGGGGAAGGTTTTGCTCATGAGCGGTCCTCCCTGTCACGGGTGCCATGCATGCGACGGCATAGGTCGCACGAGCAGCTGGATATTACAGTTTCAGCGCCGGAGAGAGTCGCACCCCTCTCCGGCTTTTCTCCACCCTGTGCAGAGGATGAAGCTTTATGAGTAACGGAAACATCACTACCCGCGAGGGTCTTATCCTGCAGGTCGCCACCTACTTGGCGCTTGCAGACGGGAAGGAACTTCCCGCAATTCCCGTTAGGGATGGAAAGGTCTCCCGTTCCGAGATCGAGGGCTGGTTCAACACCGCACGGCAGATCGTCGACGGGAAGAACGGCGGACCCAACTATGCCAACCGATAAGTAATTTTCGATTAAGGAGGCATCCTTCAGAATGTCGGATGCCTCCATTGCGCCCGTTTCCTGCGCGATTACCAACGCAGCGTCCAGAGCCTTGAGGCGGATTTCATTAATCATCGCACCCCCTCCCCTTCCGGGCGCACGACCGTCACGCCTCGGAACAGGTCCGGGCGCAGTTGTTCGCGGGGGATGCCTGTGGCGGCTTCGAGCGCAATGAGATGCTTGTCAGGAATACGCTTCCATCCCAGCACTGTCGCATGGGACCGAAGATCAGCGGCATGGGCGACTTTTGCAGCGCCGCCTACCCGCTTCATGAGTTCTGCTGGTGTCATGTCGGAATGTTAGTATTTCCGACTTGCATCCGCAAGGGAAAAAGTCGGTAGTTCCGACACATTGGTTAGGGGTATCAACCATACTGCCATTCATGAGCCTTGAGACAGACATGGGCGCTCGCCTTTCCGCTCTGCGTTTGCAGAAGGGAAAGAAGGAGGGGCGACGGATCACCCAGCAAGAAGCCGCTGATGCTGTCGGTATCGGACGCAGCACGCTTGCGTCCTATGAAAAGGCCCATGACAAGCCTGGGCGCGAAACTATGATCGCACTAGCGCAATACTATGGTGTTTCCGTCGACTATATAGCTGGAACGACGTCGGTTAATTCTGATCTGTCGCCGCAATCGATCGAAGATCCCGATGAACTGTCCCTTATTGGTCTCTGGCGCACCCTCAATCACGACGAGCGTAATTTGCTCCTTGCCCTTTTTGAGAAGGCCATCCGCTCGGCAGCCTAGCCCATCCCCCATTGCCCGTAGGTCTTTTGCCGCGTTCCCGTTCATTGTTTCCCTTTCGTTCTCATGGAACGATATCAGACCATAGACTTGGGAGGGTATACGGAATTTGGATATATTTTATTCGTAATTATAAATGAACAGAATTAAGGAATAAATAAATGAGTTTCGAAGAATTGCCGCCACTAACGAATCATCAAATACGTATAGCGATAACAAAAGTAGCGATCAATTCTGCACAATCTATAGATACTATAAAAAGAATTATATCTGAATCTGGTGTAGATATTTCAGATGAAAATATAAATATATTAAAAACAAGCCATGATAGATTAATTAAACTTTGCAGAGAGATGCTTGGATTAACAGACGATGAATGACGCTCATGATGTAAGCAATATTTTTCATCTCGTTTATAATGATAAAAAATCTGGAGGAGATGGAGTTGACGGCAGCGGTGGCCCTCACCATGATTCAGAAATGGAACGCCGCGTCACCGCTTTGGAGGCTAAGGTTGATGGCATCAAGGATACCTTGAATGCCATGCAGGTTACCCTTGTCAAAATTGAGGCATCTATAGCGACTAAGGACGATATATCTAAGCTGGATATCAGACTTAATACCATAGAACATACCATGGCGACATCAGCATCACTAGCAGCATCTGATATGCGCACTGCCGTGCTTGAGGAGCGAACGGCTAAACTATTGACCACACGATCTGCGGGGGTCATGGTCGCTCTTGCGATTGGTGCCCTCACCCTTGTGACTAAATGGCATGACATAGTGAGTATCTTGCATAAATGA